TTCAACGTCGTCATGCGAATGTTAGTGGACAACCCGGATGTGCACGTGAAGAAAGTTGGCCTTAAGGAGGAGAAACCCACCCTCGGCTACCGTAACGAACATTTGGTGTCTTTGCTCAGGGAGAAAGGTTTTCGATCGTGGGTGCTCACCACCGAAAACCCGGAAATAAATTTCTAACGATCTATGTAATAACAAATCATGAGTCAGCGATTCGGAATGGCCGACGGTCGTTGTCACACCATCCACGGTGCCTCGTCCCTCGTCAACAACATGATCATGAACCAAAACGGCATCATGTACGAAGACAATTACTCGTACAGAAAGATGTTGCAGCAAGACGGCGAAAAGGTTCTCAAGCAACTCCAAGAAGTGCAAGCCGACAGGTGCACGCAGTGCCACAAGCCCGTCGGACGCGTGCCCCCGAACTCTTACTAAACGCGTCGGATGGGGACACAATTCTTTATAGCACCCTCTTAAGATGAGTGTGTGTTCAATCTGCCTGAACGAAGTGCGAGAGACCAGACACAGTACTCCTATTCGTTGTGGCCACTTGTTTCACAAACACTGCATCGAGCGGTGGAAAGCCCAGGGAAAGCACACGTGCCCGCAATGCAGGGCCGTGTTCGACGTCAGCAAGTTCAAAGTCGTCGTGTCCGTGCAGAACCGCTTCACGGCGCAGATGTTCTCCACGGAGTTGGACGAGTCGGAGATTTTCAATGTCATGGATATTTTCGAACTCTCCATGGACGTCTCTGAGGACGAAGAGCTAGCGAGACTTTTGACGGACCTTGGGATGGGTTTTACCGACGCGGATCCCGCGATTTTTGACACAGAAGGCACTGCAGAACAGTGAGTACTTCAAGCCGGGGTAGGCCCTGTTCGCCTTCCTAGGATCGCGAATCATCTTCCCAGACGCGTCGTCCAAGAGCGGGCCGGTCGCCCACCCACGCTTGTGTGACCAGCAGTTGGCGCGGAAGACGATGTTCTTGCCGGGGCGCAAGACACCGCCCTTCAGGCGCTTGACCGCGGTCTGCACGCGAACCAGGGGGATCTTAAAGAAACGCGCGATGGACGCCATCGTGTCCCCGGGTTTGATCTTGTACTCCACCACTCCGTGCTGGACGTAGAAGTGGAAGTCACCCTGGCGGATGAAGTTCGTGGGGCGACCCGGGGCGACGAACATCATAATCTTGTAGTACCCCTTGCGACACGGCTTGTCAGGGTCGACCTTGTACACCTTTCGCGGGTTGTCGCTGATCACCCGACGCGGGAGGTCACGACAAGACGTGTAGTTATGGTTGAGATTGCTCAGGCCGCTCCTGTCCCCAGGGATGCTCTTTTGGAAACGGTACGCCTCGTAATCACCGATGGCGTAGGCGTAACAGTTGTTGTTATTTATCCCCTTGGAGGCACCCCAGAAGCGGTGGGTGTACTTCCTCTCCGAACCAGATAGGGGAAGTGGGGGCATTTATTTTTATCTTATACATAGATATAATGCTCCGTGAAGTCGTCCAATCTAAGACCAAGTCCGATATCGTGACCGAGATCCTCTTGACCCTCTTGGTCATCCTGATCTCCACTTTCCTCCTCCGCTGGTTGTGGAACAACAGCTTGGTCCAACACGTTTCCGTGCTCAAGCCGATCAAGTCATTCAGCGACGCGTTGCTCTTGTCGATCTCCCTCGTGATCCTTCGCGGATGCTGATCATGCGGACCACGACGACCACGCGCGAGGCGACGTGGAACAGACAGAAAAATTACCCCTTAAAGCTGTTTTTATGGCACTTGAGCCACCTTTCCCAGGTTTTCGCAGATGCGTACGAAAAGCTGAGAGAGATTGAACTCCTAGAAGTTGTCCGTCGAGGTGATGTGATCACGTCCGAGCCACACGCCATCTACGCGATAAACATGTACCTGGAAGACGCGTTTTAATCCCATTTCGGCACCGCACAGACGGAACTCGTGCGGTTGTCCCACCCGTCTGGAACATCCTTGCGACCATCCGGTTGCATGACGAAATACTCACCGGAGCAGTTTGCCCCGTCGTACGCTCGCATCTCAAGTTTTCACACCCACCCTTGAGCTCGTAAGACGACATACCATTGTCCCAATACATATTCGTGACGGTCGATTTCCTGTTGTAATAACACGGATCACCGTCCCTACTCCAATCCTTGCACTCGTCCCAAGTGCAACACGGAACCTTTCGCATTTCCGTGCCCGCCGGGCAATTCTTCGTGTCTTGCTTCTGTTTCTGATAGCCATCACGCGTGCATGAGCCGAAATTCCTCCAGTTTTTCGCTTCGTAACAGTCTCCCGCGTTGTCGATTCGACACGACGAGTCGGTACCGCACGAGCGTGCACAGTTCTCCTTCATCCACGTCTTCCACCTGTTGTTATCACAAAATCCTTGGTTGGCCCAATACAAGCAGTCCCTGTATTTGTCTTCGCACGATGGACGATTGTCCGACTCACACTTTTCGGCATCGCTAAAGCAACTCAACTCCGACCAAGAGTCGGTCGTTTCATTTCGCGTATCGCCGGCAGCGTTCGGACACTCCACTCCCCCGTTTTTCGCTTCGGTTGTGATTTCGTACTCTTCCCACGTTCTGTTTCTGGTCTGCTTCCCCTTCAAAAATCCACCGTCGCGACCACATGTCCTCTCACCGCACTTGGTCTCCGTTTCGCTCTTCTGTGTCCACTTCCCGACACAATCCACGGGTTCTTTGCAGTCTTTCCAATCGGTGTCCTTGTCTACACAACCCGCTGTGGTCTGGACGTACTTTTGTTTGTAGCGCTTATATTCACCGCACTTACCCACCGCGGTCCAATCACCTTTCTGGTAACAACACGAACGTTCATCCTCACCGATCACGTTTGCACAAGCGCCAGACCTGTTCTCCGTGAGTGATCGTGTCAATTTATAGAACCCGTTCTCTTGACACGAGGTCTCATCACCCTCCCAAGCACCGATTTCACAGCACGGTACGATGGACCCACAGTTTCTGTATTGGGTGGTTCCGTTGTAGACGACTTCGTCGTCGACTTTGCACTGCTTGCCACCGTGTTGGGCGTCCCTCGTCACTTTGTACACGCGTTTCTGTTGAGGTTGGGTGTTACACGCACCCGTACACTCCTCCCACCCCTCCGGATTAGAGCTGGTCGCCTTTCGCCAGTCTCCTTGGCAATCCACCGGGCAAGGTGGACCCGAGCATTCCTCCCAATCAGACAATCGACCACACGTCGAGGCATCGATGGGGTTGTAGAAATATTCCTGCAAACCCTTCTCCCCACACCCGACGTTGTTCGTTCCGTCTGCTTTGTACTGGAGTGCGTTACCGTTGGCGTCTTTCTTCATGCACCCATTCGCGCTCTTCTGACGATCACTGTAGTAGGCACATCCCCCGGTCTCCTTCACACCCGCGGGACAACCAACCTCACAACTTCCAACCTTCGTCTTCGTGCACATTCCCGCCCCTTTGGCCTCGACGAAGTTGTTCTCCGACGTGTCCAATATCTGGTTTCTCACACCTTTCCCACACGTGCTGAGCCCATCCAGCACCGTGGAGACTTTCTGTGGCGGGTTCTGATCGTCGTACGTGATCACCTTACACGAATCCTCGGGATCGAACTTCCACGTCCCACCGCTGCACGGCGTCGGACAGTCCACGTTGCAATCCCTGAAATCACTCGGACACGTCCCACTTCCGGACGCTGCCGTGAAACCTTCCGCTACTGGGTCGAGGATCCACTCCTCCTTACCGGCACCACATCGCCCTTGGAGACCATCCAACATGTCCCCGGTCTCAGGATCGTGGCACGCCTTCTTCATGATGTACTCCGTCCCAACGCAATTGGCATTCTTAATCTCTTCGGGTGCGTACACCCGAACATATTTCGGCCCAGGCGGCTTTTTCTTATCCTTATCCTTGGACATGTAGTTGTAGCCGAGTGCGACCGTTCCGGCACTGGCACTCAGAGCGACAAGTCCAAAGATGATGGTGGCTTCATCCATGTCTCTAATAAGAGTCTCATATTTTTTTTTACATTTCAGTGTAGCCTGTCGTGGTCTTCCCGTCTGGGCTGACCAAGGTCGGGTAGGCCTTGGCATCGCACTCGCTCACGGAGCAATCCACAAACTTGTGCGGGATCTCCTTCGACTTCATGTACTCCAACTGCTTCTTCGTCCATCCACACGACATCGTGCCGTAGACGGTCCACTGGTCGGACCCAGTCGTCTTGGTGACGACGGTTTTGAGGTTGAGGCGTCCGCGGAGGAGCCACACGGCGGCGAGGACGGCGGCGACGAACATGAGCCACTTGGTAGTAGACCACTTCTTCATTGTATATGATTACAAGAGATAATTTTTATTAGCACTCGGCATCTTCCTCGATGGCTCCATCGTCAAACTCCTCCTCCTCTTCTTCATACTCAGCCTGGACATCGGAAGCGGCCGGTGGGAGCTCGATACCCTGGAAGGCGAAGGACGGGAGCTTTTGTTGTTCCTCCAAGAGGCATTGGGTCAGACGGATCGTGACTCCACATTTGCCATCGATGAACCACAATTGGACGCAGTCGATGATGGCGTAGAGCTTTTGACCCTTACCGATGGTGTTCAGGCTCACCGCCTGGCGCTGCATGTTGTAGCACTCTGGGATGAAGCCACCATCGTTGTTGGTCAAAATCTTAATTTTGAACGTGTCCGGGTACTCGGGTTTGGAGCTCTTTCGCACGATGGGCTTGTACAAGGCTTCGGCGAAAACTTCCTTTGCAAACTTTTTCCCCAAAAGTTCTTCGGAATTGGCCGTCACGTGGTCAATGATTCGTTCGTCGAGGGCCTGAAGCTTGGCCTTAAAGGCGCTCGCCTCGGCGTTGTCCTCGTCGAATGACAGGTCAAGGCTGTAGGTGCACTTTTTCGTGCTGTCGTCTTCGTAGCAACTGAGTCCGTAAGGGGCGCGCATCTTTGGGCATTGGATGTAGAGCTTCTTGTTGTCGCCGTGGTTGATGTAGATCGTTTTACCGCCATTTTTATTTTTGCGGAGCTTGGAGAAGTGCACAGTGTTCGGATCGAAGTCGGAGGCTTGTTGGATAGACATAGACATGTGGCTGGTTGTTGTACTTACGTATACCACGAGTTCCTTAAGCTCAATTTTTTTATGACCCAACTATAAGGATCATGTCCCTGGGTGTCGCCTTAGGCGTCCTCTCGGGTCTGTGCTCCTGTGTGTGTTCGCTCAGCAGCACAGGTGTCGGCTCGTACACGTGCACACAAGGCACGTTCGACCCAGGCAAGTCCAAGTTCGACAAGACGTGCTTTGTCTTCCCCGAGATCGACTACCCACCGCAGATAGAGGGTCTGGTAGGCAGGTACGTCCATTCAACATTCGACAAAGATGAGACCGTGTGGAAGGACATCTCCGGGAACAAAAATCACGTCACCGAAATCACAGGTGACGGCCTCGAGGTCGACAAAGGATTGGTCAAAGGTTCGGTGAACGAGACCATGCTCTTCCCCGAGGTGTGGTCCGATGCCTACACCGTAGCCTACGTCGGCAAGTATCACGGTTTGAACAAAGGTCGCATCCTGACCTCCGGCGAAGACGGCGTCAACTGGCTCGCCGGTTTCCACGAAGGGAACGTCGGCGTCGCCTACCACGGCGACGACAGTGGGTGGTTGACCGAGGAAGCCATGCAACACCAAGCGCTCGCGTGCGTGGTCGACCGACCCGACAAGATCCGCGTCAACGCCGAAAACCGAACGAACGCGGACTATTCCAACGGGGTCACGCCGTCTCGGGTGGGGATCAACAACATGGAAGAGAAGAGCGACTTCGCCATCGCGGAGATTTGGCTCTTCGACAAGGTCATAAGTGACGCGGATGCTAAGAAGCTCGAGAGGTACCTTATGGAGAAGCACATGCACCCGGGTGATACCAATCACTACAAGAAAGGGAAACCACCGGGGTTGGAGCAGGAAGACACCGAAAATGACATCTGGGAAATCTCCGGGAACCCCGAGTACTGCCGCGCGAAAGCGGCCGAACTCAAGTACGACATCTTCGCCCACAGGAACGACACACAAGAGTGCTTGTTCTACAACAAGACAGATGACTTCGAAGGGATGGAGGAGGACGGTGAATCACCGGACATCTTCACCACGGGTTGTGCCGCAAAAGGAAAAAAAATAAAAGATGGATGTTAAGTAATAGACAGATGTCGAAGGCGAAGTTCGCCATCGCAGCCTTTGTGTTGTTGTTGTGTTCACTGTCTTCGGTCTTGGTCGGGTACTTTGACTGGTACGACAAACTGCAAAAGAAGAAGGCCAAGGACAAAAAGGCAGAGGAGGAAGCGGGTAACTTCCTCCCGGAGTACGAAGGGTTGTTGAAAGCGAGGTACATCAAAATCAAGTCGGGTGATGGGTACAAGCCGATGGTCGATTTCGTGGACATCATCGACCCCCAACGCGTCCCGATCACGTCGTACACCGTGTCCATCACAGACGACGTCCTCGAGATTGACTTGGGGAAGGACGAGAAAGTGGACGTCGTCACCGTTTTCGCACCCGAAGGACTGACCGCCAAACTGAGGGACGGGAAGATGCAACTCATCAAGGATGACGGGGACGTTGTGGTGGATGAAACTTTGGTGGGGATGTTCCGCACCTACACCTACGACGATCTCACCGAAGACTTGAAGGGGAGCAATGATGTTCGAAAACTCTTGGGCTTTAGGATCACGGATGACCAGGAAGACGTGGACCGAGCATACAACGCATCACGGGATGCATTTCAGGCTACTTTAGGGACCGAGGAGTAACGGGTGGTTGTACCACGGTTTTAGGTGACATTCATTATTTCGCACAAATTATTTTTCACAATCATGGGAACAACCATAGGTGATGGTTGTGAAAAAAAATCTAGGATGTAAAATATATACAGAATGGGATTGTTCAAGGACTGTGGTTGCGGATGTGGAGGCCGTAAAGCCAAGATTAAGTTTCAGACTTCCGTGATCGCCGCGTTGATCTTCTTCATCGTGGCCAACCCGCAGACGTACATGCTCACCCGGCGTTTGTTCTCGAGCCGTCTCTCCTCCGTGAACGGCAGCCCGACTCTCCCCGGTTTGTTGTTACACACCGTGGTCTTCGGTCTTATCGTGTGGGGCACCATGCAAATCAAGCCGAAGCGTGAACAGTACGAAGCCATGGTAGCCGCCCCGGCCCCGTCACCAGCGCCGGCTCCGGCTCCGGCTCCGACTCCACCAAAGAAACTTCCTCCCGTTGAAGTCCCAGCGCCCAGTCCGAGCGTGGAAAAGACGCACGAAGTGATGATGGTGGAAGACGAAGGCATCTCTTTCGCCCCGATCGACACCGACCTCCAAATGGGTGAGTTCGACGCCATGGTCGGCCCGGCTCCGACGCGTAAAGAGATGACGTGTGGCTGCCCAGATGGAAGCAGCGTCCGCGTCACCAAGTAATCTGAGCCCCGAGGCCCACAAGACTCCCCAATTGGGGATTTTCGGTTTTACACGTGACGAATCATGACTCGTCACGTGTAAAACGCTAATTTTGGAGAAGGGTGTGGAAGACCGAGCGGTCCGCCGGGTGCGTCACAACACGACGCGACGACATCGCCCACGCACTTTCTAAAATGAATTCTGAACTCAA